GAGCAGGTACCCACTGTCCTCCAACAATATTTCATCTTCATATCCGACGGAACAAGACTTACCCTGCCGGGATGTACAGAATAACAACAGAGTGATAATTAATTTCTGATGAAATAATCAGGGTGCAGAAGGACTAAAGATAAACGTTTTCTTCACGCCTTTACACGGCCTGTCCTTCTCAAATCGCCATTTTGCCATCGCCTTTACAACCTGCTCATCAAACAGATGGTGCGGCTCTGAACGAATAAACTCAATTCGGGTGACAGTACCATCAGCACCAATATCAAACCTCACATCAACCCGTCCCTTTATATAATTTGCCGCTGCATAGGCCGGATATTGTGGTAATGCCTTAACCAACTGTCGGGGCATATCTGTTTTATGTTGCGTACAGCCCATAACCAGAGAAGACAACAAAATAATTAACGGAAGATTTCTTTTCATTTTCATTCCCCGCACAGATAAGAATAAGTCTTATTCTAACAATGCCGCCCTGTCGGTCATCAATCCTCTGCTTAATGGCAACGACAATTATCCGACTTAAATCACAAATCAGACACATGACATAACAGGGCTTGCGAGGTAACACATCGTCCTGTTTCTTCCACCATCGCACCGGACCAGCGACCATGAGGGGACAACGCCGCGCTCCGTTAACGCGGTAAACCCCGGTGTGTATCGTTTTTGATTATCCCCACACACTCGCGCAGAGGAGTCTCCCTGTAGGGCTGCGGTCTCTGTTAATGCGGGAATACGGCGACGATACGGCGCATCAGCAAAACTTATTTCAGGCACTGAGTGCGGATATATTCCTGCGCCCCTTCCAGCTGCTTCTGCATCAGCATCAACCGTTCTCTGAGAGTGAAATAATCCCATTCAGCGGTGTCTGCCAGTCGGGGGTCGGTTGCATTATCCACGCCGGAGGTGGTGGTGGCTTCACGCACGGAGCCTTGACAGGTGGCATTGATCCGCAGGCGCTTACGACCAGCGGTAACATCAGCACGCAGAGTTTCATTTTCAGCTCTCGCATCGGCTAATTCCCTCGAGTATTTTGCATCGAGCGCAGCAACATCGCGCTGGCGCTGCTGCATGTCAGTAATGGTTGCGTTTGCCAGCTCCAGCTCTCTGGCTTTTTTATCGCGCTGCGCTTTGTAGGTGATGGCGTTATCACGGTAATGGTCTGTTGCCAGCCACAGCGCACCACAGACCACCAGCAGAATAACGGTAAACGCGGAAAGCATTCGGTTTATGCTCACCCCACCAGCCCTGCTGAAGTCAACGCCATCCAGGTTATGGAAAGAAAAAGAGCAACCAGCATTAGTGAAAATGAAATACCGACGATTACACAAAGGCCCTTCGCCAGCATTATGAGTTTGTCTGACATCTTTACCTCTTAATAGCAGTAATTAACCGGGCAACCACCCATAAAAACGGAATCAGCCAGACCAGCAAAAATTTCCAGTCCATTTTTATCATCTTCATGCTGCGGTAGCTCTCCATGCAGCAAGCAGACCAGCAATCCACTGAACACCTTTTGGGGTGAATTTAACCTGCGTAAAAGCATGACCATTGCCCGCCTCGCCCGTTTTCACGCTAAACCGCCCCGCATCCAGGTGATACGAGTAAGGCGTCATTTTTCCAGCGAGGCGATACATTATTCCGTTCTCCAACAAAAACAGCCGGAAATCGGTTTCTTTGATACCGAGTAACTTAGCAACTTCCCGGAATCCCATCAGACCAGATGCTTCAACATAGTTATCAACAAATTTAGCCTTCGGCGCTGCTATTGCCAGTTGATTTTCCAGCACTGCTTTCTGTTCAGCCAGTTTTGCCGCAAATCGCAACGCCTCAGGTAAAGTCCGGGGGATCTGAATACCATGCATCGCTTTGAGTCTTGCCAGCACAGAACGACGAACGGCCTTTGACTCCCTCATGCCAACGAGCATCATCTGGTCAAAATCCAGATCATAGTATGCCGTTCTTGTCTGGTTATTGTTTAACCGGAATTTTTTTCCGGTTCCATCAAGCTCTAGCTCATCCTCAATTTTTGCAAGAAACTTACGCGGTTCATGAGGGACTTCTCCGGCTTCTGCCCGGGCTGGATTAATAATGTTATTCAGAAAATCCAGACTACTCATGGATATTTCATGATCGACAGAAATCATCTCTTTCATGGTTGATTCCTTTTAGTGATGAACCCTGCGCACAGGAATAACCAGCCCAAAGAGGGTTAACCAGACCACTGCCGGTTATCCACCAGGGCTCATCCTGAAAGGTTCTTTGGTTTATTTACGCTTGTGCGAAGCGCAGAAATGACAAAGGCACCATTACGGTGCCTCTGCGTGAAATAATCTGCCTAACTTTATTCACTTACATTTTGCCAGTTCGCAGGATTTCGTGTTATCCGCCCGCGCTGGCCAACGTCATTTTTCAGCAAAATATTCTGCTTATCTGTCGATTCCCCAGCACGCCAGAGCGCTCTCCTGGTCACGACGGGATACCTGACCATAACAGTTATTTGAGCGAATACGGCAGTCTCTGCCACCGTCCTTAATCCACCAGCGAATCGCTTCGCAGGCACCTTTTCGATCTCCTGCATTAATTCGTTTATAAAACGTCGACGGGAAACACTTACCTGGGCCAATGTTGTAAGGACAGAATGACGCAATACCCGCTTTCTGGGGTTCAGTCAGTGGCACTTTGATGTTTTTCGCCACCCATGCCAGCGCCTTATCACGTTCAATGGCGTTAACCTGGTCGCATTTTTCCTTCGACAACTTCATGCCCGGGAGGACAGGCTTACCATCCACCCGGGTGGCTCCACGGCAGATGGTCCAGATACCCGCACCATCACGGTATGCCGTGGTGTGGTTACCTTCCTTTTCATCCAGAAACTGGTCGAGAATGTCAGGCGCAGGCGCACCTGCGGCAATCAGCGCCAGAACGGCAGCCGACAGGCCGTATCTGATTTTTGCGTTCATGGATATTTATCAGGGTTTATCGATTTCAAATCCCTGGATATGTTAAGTCTTCAGGCCAGCGGTGGAGTCTTCAGAGAACCAGTAATTATTCCCGGTAGTTTTCCTCTGTAGGTTATCAACACATCCTGCGCCTCTAAAATTACGGGGCGCTTTTCCGGCAACGGTTCGTTCCCTTCACATAACCCGGCAGCAACATCCATGAAAAACTGCTTCGCCTGCTTTTTCGCCTCAGCTTCGTAAAACTCCAGCGTGGCACCTTCAGTACGGTCAAGACTAATCGCCACATTTGGCAACAACAGTGACGTATACCCACCCGTTTCCAGCGCCACAGTAACAGTAATCTTATCCGGGTAATTATTTATCCCTTTAACAACCAGTTCGTATTGTTTATTCATCGTCTACTCTCCCCGCGCCGCCTTACGCCGGTCTTCTTTAATTTTGAAATACAGGTTCGTCAGATATGTCAGCAGACCAAACAGCAGACTCCCCAGCACGCCTATTGCCGCCCACTGAGACGGGGAAACCCTGTCCAGCAGCTGCAGGAACCAGTAGCCCGTCCCCACCGCTGACGTGGTGTATGACACACCTGTTGTGATTTTTTCCATCTGGTACATACCCCGTCTCCCGCAATCCGGAAGCTCACAACAACAAGAGGGGCATCAGCTCACACCGACAGCCCCTGCGCATGGTTACATCATCATTTCGCCGTCAGGCTGAGGCTCACTGCCACCATCAGGCTGAGACACGACACCATCTGAAACAGCACTGTCACCCGCACCGTCTTCAGGCCCGGGAGCAGCCGGTACCCCCAGCAGTTCATCCAGAATGGCATCCACTTCAGCATCAAGACGCGCCTCAAGATTCTGACGAAGTTGCTGTTTCAGTGCGCTCCTGACTTCTTCAGAGCGCAGGACATCCTTCACTGCTTCAGCAGTGACCAGCGATTTTATTTCTGACATGGTATTTACTCGTTGAAAGGTGTTGTTAAGAAAGTTGCTACGGAATGAGAGGCTCTTCGGGTTTTGTTCCGGCTGACTGACTGGCGCTGATTTTCTCAGCGGCCCTTTTGTCAATCTGTCTGCGCCAGAAATCTCTCACGACTCTGTACCCACCAGAAAGAAGATACAGCACACAAACTGCTGTACAGAAATACAATAAAATAAGCTGTATAAATGTCATTATTCATCTCCATTATTGATATGGTGTTGACATCGTTAATACCTGTTGGTTAAAAAAGCGTCCTGCATGTTTTGCTTTGGATATGACGACATTTGCCGCCGGTTCTGGCTCCTTGTTTTCCCTGCCCCGGCGGTCTTTTTTTTCCTGCTTACGGGTTATTCACTTCCACTGTTAT